GACCGGCTCGGTGTATAGGGTCCTGTCGTCCGAGTCGTACACCAAGGAAGGCCTCAACCCTCATCTGGTGCTGTTCGATGAGGTGCACGCCTCGCCGGATGACACGTTGTGGAACGTGATGGCGCTGGCGATGTCGGCTCGCGTGGATCCCCTGCTCATCGGCATCACGACGGCGGGCGTGAAGGGTGACCGCACCGGCCAGGACTCCATCGCCTACCGGCTGTTCCAGCACGGTGGGCGCATCGCCTCGGGCGAGATGGATGACCCATCGTTCTTCATGGCGTGGTGGAAGGCACCGGATGACGGCGACCACACGTCGGTGGACATGTGGCGCGCGGCCAATCCCGGCTTCGGTGACCTGCAGGATGTCGAGGACTTTGAGGCCTCGGTGAAGTCCACGCCGGAGAACGAGTTCCGCACAAAGCGGCTGAATCAGTTTGTCAACGCGCAGACCGCGTGGCTGCCCTCGGGCGCGTGGGAATCGCTGCCGATGGCCGAGCCGCCAGCCGATGACGTGGAGTGCGTCCTCGGCTTTGACGGCTCGTTCTCCGGTGACTCGACCGCGCTGGTTGGGGTGACGGTGGAGCCCAAGCCGCGCATCTGGCTGGTGGCCGCGTGGGAGAAGCCGCCGACCGCGACCGATGACTGGCGCGTTGACATCGCCGAGGTGGAGGCGACGATCATGGCCGAGTGTCGTGACCGCCGCGTCCTCGAGGTCGCGTGCGACCCATTCCGCTGGCAGCGCTCTATGCAGGAACTTGCCGCCGCCGGGCTGCCCATTGTGGAATACAACTCCTCCAGCCCTGCTCGGATGGTGCCCGCCACGGCGAAGTTCTACGACGCGGTGATGTCGGGCGGCATCTCGCACGACCACTCGCCGACCTTGGCGCGACACTTCGACAACTGCGTGGTCAAGACCGACCGGCTCGGTCCTCGGATCACGAAAGAGCACAAGAACTCGCCGCGCAAGATCGACTGTGCGGTGTCAGCCGTGATGGCGTTCGACCGGGCGACGTATGTACGCGAGCAGGTCCCCGAACCGCCTGCCGTCGCTTTCTACGCCTAGGAGCGCTTCATGCCCGCTGCATTGCAGTTCCTCGGCCTTGCGGCCATCACTGTGGGCGCTGGGCTCATCTTCATCCCCGCTGGCCTCGTCGTCGGCGGCATCTGTCTGGTCGCCCTCGGTATGAGTCTGGAGCGTGAGTGATGCTTGGACGACTCATCGGTCGAGGTGAGCAGCGCGCAGTCACCGCAGCATCCCTGTTCGCCTCGGGCTCGCAGTTCCCTGCCGCGACCAAGGCCGGGGTGAGCATCACCGAGGACAACTCGCTGCGCGTGGCCGCCGCCTACGCGGCCGTCAGGCTGATCGCCGACTCGGTGTCGATGCTGCCGATGGACACCTATGTGCGCGTCAATGGTGAGCGCCGCCCGTACCGTCCCAAGCCCGCGTGGGTGGAGTTCCCCGACGTGGACGGCCGCCCTAGGCAGGCATTCCTGCAGCAGTGGCTGGTCTCCAAGCTCGTCAGCCACGCCGCCTGCGTGCGCAAGATCCGCAACGATCAGGGCGAGGTCGTCGCCATGTCGGTGCTGGATCCGACGCGCGTCGAGCCACGCCGCAACGCTGCGGGCCAGGTGTTCTACATCGTCGACCGTGGCGCGTACACCGTGAGCGCCGACGACATGATCTACGACGCCGAGCTGATCCGCCCGGGATCCATCAAGGGCACGGGCCGCGTCGATGAGATGCGCGAGACCTTCGGCCTGACACAGGCGCTGACCGACTGGTCGGCCACATTCTTCGGCAACGGCTCGGCGGCCGCGGGCATCATCGAGGTGCCCGGCGAGATGACCAAGGAGCAGGCCGAGGGCTTGCAGGATGCTTGGGAGACCGGGCACAAGGGACTGCGCAAGGCTCACCGGCCGGGCATCCTGTCCGGTGGCGCGAAGTGGCAGCAGACCTCGGTCGACCCTGACAAGGCACAGGCACTGCAGGCTCGGGAGTTCGCGGTCGAGGAGATCGCGCGGATCTTCCGCATCCCGCCGGCAATGCTGCAGTCGACCAAGCCGGGCACGATGTCCTACGCCTCGCGCGAGCAGGACGCCCTGCAGTTCGTCACCTTCACGCTGCTGCCGTACCTGACGGCGATTGAGGCGCACCTGTCGCGGCTGCTGCCCGGCGATGTGTTCGTCAAGTTCAACGTGGACGGCCTGCTGCGCGCCTCTCTGCAGGATCGTTACGCGGCTTACTCGCAGGGCGTGCAGGCGGGCTTCCTGTCGATCAACGACATCCACCGACTTGAGGACATGCGCCCGGTCGACGGCGGGGACGAGTACCGCGTGCCGCTGGCGAACGTCAACCTCGCTGCCGCGAACATCGTGGAGCAGGAGCGCCTGGTCACGATGGCGACGAAGCTCATCAACGTGGGCTTCGCCCCCGAGCAGGTGCTCACCGCGCTGAACCTGCCCCTCGTCCCGCACACCGGCCTGCCGAGCGTGCAGCTGCAGAACGCCGCCCAGCAGGTTCTCGTCAACGCCGACGAGATCCCCGGCAACACCGAGGACATCTACCCCGCCAGCCGCTCGGTCGATCCCGAGGAGATCGCCGACGCGATCACCGATGCCATTCGCGCCATGCCCGCCCCGGTCGTCAACGTGTCGGTGCCCGAATCGCCTGCGCGCTCCAAGCGCGTGGAGCGTGACGCGGACGGCAACATCACCGCGATCATCGAGGAGCAGTAATGGCCGGTCTCGTCGCCGCTGGCAAGAACCTGATGCTGACCGGCTTTACCGCCTCGGCCACCTATGTCTCCTTGCACACCGCTGACCCGTCGACCAATGGCGGCAGCGAGGTGACGGGCGGGTCATACTCGCGCGAGTCGTCGAGCTGGGGCTCGCCATCCAATGGCACGGTGACCAACTCGGGCGCGATTGTGTTCGATGTCCCGGCGGGCACGACGATCACGCATCTGGGCTACTGGTCGGCTTCCACGAGCGGCACGTTCTACGGCTCGCGGGCGCTGGACACCTCGCAGACTTACGCCACGGCAGGGACGTACACCATCGCCATCGGGAACCTGTCTGAGTCTGTGAACTAGTCATGCCGGGGCTGTTCACGCTCGGCAGCGCGACTCTCGGCGTTATCGGCACCAATGTGCTGGGCGGCCCGGGCACGGGCTTCACCGATGGCCAGTCCTCGACGACTGGCAGCGCGATCGGTGCGGTGGGCCGCACGGGCAGCGCGTCGGGATCGACGAGCAGCACCGGCTCGGTCACCGGCACCGAGGGCAACACCGGGACGGTTAGCGGATCATCCACCGCGACCGGCTCGGTGACGGGCGTACTTGATGCCCTGGGCGCTGCGAGCGGGTCGTCGACTTCCTCGGGCTCGGTCACGGGCACCGAGGGCAACACCGGCTCGGTGACTGGCCAGTCGACTACGACCGGCTCGGCCACCGGATCGCCGGCACTTGAGGGCACGGCTAGCGGGTCGAGCACCTCGACCGGCAGCGCGACCGGCACGGGATCAACCCCGACACCGCCCGAGCCTCCGACGCCGACGCCCACCCCATCGGGCGGCGGTGGCATCTACCCGGCGACCAGGCCGCGACCTGTGCGCGTGGCGCCCGAGCCGACGCACCGCTCAGGGCGGGCTAGGGGCGCCTCTGTCGCTCGCGCCACCGTGGTCGGTATGTGCGACCACGGCGGCCGAGTCAACGCCTCTACGACCGTCACTGGGGCGTGCGTGGGCCTTCGCTGGCCGACCGACGATCTCGTCACTCGATGGGCTCGGCAAGAGGTCGAGGACTTGATGCTGCAACTGGATCTGCTGTGAGGGCATAGTGCCGTACTTCATCACTGACGAGTCCGCCGACTGCTCGGGCTGGGCGGTCGTCAAGGAGGACGGCGAGGCCGTCGCATGTCACGCCACGAAGGCTGCGGCCATCGACCAGATGGTCGCGGTGTCGCTGGCCGAGGGCATCGAGCCGGGCGGCGAGCGTGCAGTGCGCGCGGTGAGCGTGCCGGATTACATCGCATCCGCAGCGCAGCGTGGACTGGACTTGCGCCGCGAGGGGTACGGCGGCGACGGGCTCACCGACGCGACCATCCGCGAGGCGCGGCAGATGGCTGCCGGCGAGATCAGCGACGGCAAGGTGATTCGCGCAGCCGCGTGGGCTGCACGTCACGCGGTTGACCTTGAGGCACCGCAGAACCGCAACCCTGACCACCCTGACTGGCCCGGCGCTGGGGCAGTCGCCCATTACCTGTGGGGCATTGATCCCACGAACCCGGGACCGGCTCGCCGGTTCTTTGAGCGTGAGGCCGCGCAGATGCAAGGGAGGGCCACAGTGAGCACTATTGAGATCCGGTCGATGGAGACCGAGGAACTGGAGTTCCGTGCCGCAGATCCTGACAAGGGATCGGTGGGCACGTTCTCGGGCTACGCCGCGCGGTACAACTCCCCGAGCCTGCCGCTGCCCTTCACCGAGCGCATCGCGCCAGGTGCGTTCGCTCGCACTCTCAAGTCCCGCAATGACGTGCGCATGTACGTCAATCACGACGACCGCATGGTGCTCGCCTCAACCCGCGCCAAGACGCTGCGGCTGGAGGATCGCGCTGACGGTCTGTTCGTCGAGGCCGACCTGCCGGACGTGTCCTACGCGAACGACCTGCGTGCCCTGATCGAGCGCGGCGATGTGCGCACGATGAGCTTCGGATTCTCGACGGTCAAGGATTCGTGGAGCGTCGACGGCCAGGAGCGCACCCTCAATGAGGTGCGCCTGCACGAGGTCTCCGTGGTGACTGGCGTCGCCGCGTACCCCGCCACCTCGGCCACCGTGCGCAACCTGCGCTCCCTGGCCTTCCGCACGGATACCGATGCCGAGGCGCTCGCCGATGCGATCGGCGCGCTGGAGTCCGGTGCCGAACTCACGGATGAGCAGGCCGAGGTGCTGAAGATGGTGGTGGACCGCTCGCGCCCCGCGACCATCGCCGACCCTTCGCCGAGCATCCCCCTGTCGATCCTGCAGAAGCAGATCGACCTGCTGGCCAAGAACCTCTAGCCAGCCCCTCAGTCCACCCCGAGCGCGGAGCCGCGCCGGGGGCTTTGTCGCGGAGCCGCGACGCCATAACCCCTGCGCTTTCCCCTTCCAATGTCCAGAAAGGACACAATCATGGAGTACCTCAAGCAGCAGATCGAGGCCCGCCAGCAGGCGTGGCACGCTGCCAAGAGCCTCCTCGACGCGGCTGCCGCAGAGAAGCGCGAGCTGTCCGCCGAGGAGGAGCAGTCCTACGCCCGCATGATGGCTGACATCGACGAGCGCGGCGTGAAGATCAAGGACCTGCAGGCTGCCGAGCAGCGTGCGGCCGAGATCGAGTCCGCGATGGAGCGCGCCCCCGAGGTTCGCGCAATCCGTGAGGTCAAGCCGGAGTCTGCCGCCTCGCAGCTGCGCGCACTGCTGAACGGCGAGGTTCGGTCGATCACGTTTGAGCGTCGTGACATGAACAGCACGGACGACACCTCGATCGTGCCCACGGACTTCCTCTCGGAGATCCAGCGCATCCTCACCACGGTGGGGCCGATGGCCGACCCGAACGTGGTTCGGATCATCAACACCGCTGGTGGCAACGACCTGGAGGTCCCGGTGCAGGCGACTCGCCCCGCGGCGACTGCCATTGCCGAGGCCACGTCGATTAGCCCGCTTGATCCGACGTTCACCACGATGACCATGAAGGCGCAGAAGGTCGCGGTCCTCACGAAGGTCAGCCGCGAGCTTGTCGCCGACAATGGCGTCAACATCGAGCAGTTCCTCGCCGAGGATCTGGGCATCGCGCTGGGCGTCAAGGTCAACAACCTGCTGACCCTCGGCACGGGCACCGTGCAGCCGAACGGCATCGTCACCGCCTCGGCGGCTGGCGGCACCGGCTCGACGGCCGTCAGTGGCGCGTTCACGGGCGACAACCTCATCGACCTCGCGCACTCGGTGGACGGCGCTTACGTCCGCAACGGTGCGGGCTGGCTGATGCGTCGCGCGACCATCGGTGCTGTCCGCAAGCTCAAGGACAACTCGGGTGCGTACCTGTACGCCCCGGCAGCGACTGTCGGTGCTCCCGACATCCTGCTCGGTGCGCCGATCTACGAGAACCCCGACGTGGCTGCGGTTGCGACCTCGGCCAAGTCGGTGCTGTTCGGCGGTCTGCGCAACTACATGGTGCGCATCGCCGGTGGCCTGGAGATCGCTCGCTCGGATGACGCCTACTTCGCGTCGGACGAGATCGGCATCCGGGCTGTCATTCGGGTGTGGGGGGACCTGGGCCAGACGGCAAGCGTAAAGCACTTCGTCGGCGGCGCTTCCTAGGCCTCGACGAGTCACACGTCCCGGGGGCGTTGGGCGCAGGACAGCGCCCCCGGGACACACCTCCTGCGAATCCTGCGCACCACCCTGCGGAGATACCTGTGCCCAAGTTCAGAACCTCCAACCCTCTCGCCGCCACGATCATCAGCAACGCGCCGTGGGCCGCGACAGGCTACGGAACACAGACCAAGCAGCTCGCCCTGCGGATGATCCGCGACGGTC